CAACAAAGCCCCAATCAGAATTCTGGTAAGGCTGGATCACAACAACAAATGACAGATGCTACTAAGCAGGCTGTAGGCAACGTTACAGACGCCGTACAACCCCAAGGCAAGGGTGGTAACTACTCTATGTCCGCAACATCAGGACAACCCCAAATGGGTGCGCCTAATGCATACCCTAATACAGTAGGTATGGGCGATAATACACAAATACAACCTAATAAGGCGCAAGCCAAAGGTAAAGGAGTTTAATCATGGGAATGGGAAAAGGCTCATCATCGGGTAACCAACAAGTTCAATTAACCCCTGAACAAACAAGATTACTTGGCGCACAAACCGATTTTTTAACAGGAACGGCATTTCCTGCGTATCAAAATACAGTAGGAATGGCTAAAGAGGCATATAACCAAGCTGCTCCTGCCTCTGATGTTGCCGCTCAACAAGCATCTCAAATTGCTGCTGGAGCAGGTGCTTTACAAGGCGCTGGTGGCGCTCAGGCTTATGGAACTGGTTTACAGGGAATGGCTTCCCTTTTTGGTCCACAGTATCAACAAAATCAAGTTCAAGCAGCGCTTCAAGCAGGTCGTGAAACTTCTCGTGAAGCTCTTGGGCAACAAAACGCAATGTATGGTGGCGCAGGTGGTTTAGGTTCTGCCCGTCAAGCGCTTGCTGACACCAATCTTTCTAGCCTTAACGCACAACGACAGGCTACCGCAGCCGCTGGCGCACAGGCTCAAGTACAACAAAATCAATTACAAGCCGCTCAAGGTCTTACACAAGCTGGTCAAACTGGTCTGGCTGCTGCCAATCAAGCGGCTGCCGCTCGTATCGGTTACGCACAAACACCACAAGATGTGTTGGCAAAATACGCTTCGGTTGTTTTTGGTGTTCCACAAGCAAACACAACGCCAAACTTTGCTGGTACTCAAAGTACTACAGGTCAAAGTCAAAGCAAGGGCTTCAAGATTTAAGGAACAAAAATGGCAGAAAGTCACCCATTTGCAAATGCTGGTTTAGGAATGTTTGGGCAAGATGTAGGTCTTGCTCGCGCAGAATCTACGCCAGAAAGAAAAGTTGATAAAGATGGGAAGCCATTAAATCCTTTAGCAATGATTGGTGCCGCGTTGATGCAGGCATTTGGCGGTAACGATAAAACACCAAGCACGGGTGCTGTACCAGAAGGTTCTGTACCAGCCCCGCAGTTTGAACCAAAATCTATAGCGCCAGAAGTTAATCAACAACAATATGTAAATCCATATCAAAGTGGCGGTGGTCCTAATCAAATATGGGGCAATCAACCAGCACAAAATCCTGTATATGGCGGTATACCAATGAACCCACAAACAAGATTAACGGGTGGTTTTAATCAACCTAATCCGTTTGGATCGACTACAACAGCACAGCCACAGAATGCTATTTCTGGCTATCAGCCATTAACCAATCAGTTTTGGGGTGCAAGATGACTGAAGAAGAATTAAGAACGCAACAAGCCGTTGCCGAACAATCTGCCAATCAATTTGCAGGGCCTAACAACGGTTCTATTCTTGTTAATCCTCGTCCAGAACCAACACCTAGCCAGCAATTTGATATTGCCATAGAAGCTAAAGATCCCAAAGCAATACTTGGCGTAGCCCAGAGACATGCTGGAACAGATGTTGGCTTTGCCGCTCTTAAAGCAGCAGACGTTGTGTTTAAAGGAGAGCAAGAATTTAATGCCATGACTGCGCCTATTCAAAAGGCGGGTGGTTTAGGAACTCCAGAAGGCAACATTGCCGCTACTAAACAAGCACAAAAGTTATTTAAACAAGATGAGCCTCGTTATAAAGATGCGCTTATACATTATTTAACAGGCGACACCAATATGGCGCGCGCCATGCTTACTGGTGGCACAACGACTCAAAGCACTGTTACCGACAATGATGGCAAATTAATTTTTGTTACCAAGAATCAACTTGGTAAAGTAGTTGATGTAGAAGATGCGCTTGGTAATAAGTTAAGCCGTCAAGAATATGATCAGCGTTATGTTGGTCGTCAAACCTATGAAAACACATTAACTTATAAAAATCAAGAATTACAACAAAAAGATAATATTGTTTCTTTAAAGAAAAGCCAAGAAGTTAACAATGCTAATGCTTCATTTCAAACAGAAGCAGGAAAGAAATATAGCGGTATCTTTGACAATATTGCTTACTTACGCAAAAAAGGAATTGACTTTAAATCTAAAGAATATGCAGATGTTTTAAAGTTTTCAAGCAATAGTTTAGGTACTGCTGATTCCAAGTCTAAAGGTAAAAATACTTTAGATCAAGTGCAAAAAGACATTACTAATAAAGAAGGTAAAAGCCTTACCGAAGAAGAAAAAAACCAATTTGGTTTGGCTGGTAACGCTGATGTTAGAGGGGCTGGTACAGCGGGCGGTGGCTGGACATGGACAAAAACTGGTATTGAACGCAAAGACACAGGTGAAACAAAAACTTTTGGTGGATTAAAACAAGAACAAGGTACAGAAAATGCTAACAATGAAATTACACGCAATTTCCAGCAAACTAAAAACGATTTAATTAAATCTTTAAAGTTTCAAAAACTTGATAAAGAAGATCAAAACCGTATGCTTGCTGTGTTGGAAGACTCAGAGCAAGTCAGTCGCAAACAATTAGAAATTGCTTCTAAATACGATACGCCAACATTCTTGATATTGCCATCTGCTATTAGCATTGAAGACCAAGGTGCAGCCGCTCAAGTTAAAGCTATTCAGGGCATGTTTAACTCTAGGGCAATGCAGTTATATGGTGAATATGAAAAGAAAATGCTTGCTGAAAGTCGTGGAATTGTTCCTAATCCAAAAGAATTGGAAGCAGGATTTACACGCACAAAAGAATACAAACAATTGTTAGACGTTGCTAAAAAAGCATCTGATGATGTTTTAAGAGAACCTAAAACAGAAAAGCCTACTACAACGCCTAAAGCAACTGGAGCAACTCCTCCACCAGCAACTGCACCTACAGAGAACAAACCTGCCGCAAGCAGACCACCGCCTACTGAACCAGCACTCCCTAAAGGAGTTCCAAAAGGTTCCGTAAGGTCTGGACGAGTCACACCAAATGGACTTCCATTATGGAAGGCTCCAGATGGCACACTACATACGGAGGATTAAATGGCTCAATGGAAAGGCGAAAGCGTATCTGAAGAAGAATACAATTTCAACACTTTTGACAAAAACAAAGGTCAAAGCGGTGGCGCACTTAGTAATCTTTCTATGGAAGAACCAAAGACCACTGGTGGAATGGTTACTCAGACAACTGAGCCTACACAAGAAAAGTCTCAAACCGAAAAACTTGTTGATTTTTTAAGGTCTCCTGCTACACAAGCCGCAGGAATTGCTGCCGCTGTTACTGCTGGTACGGCTTTAGCAGGTAAATCTTTATTAGGTCGTGGTAAAAATGTTCCAGAAGAAAAACCCCGTGTTGAGCCAACTTTTACAGAGCCAACACCATTTGCCCCACAAAAAAATGCACAACCAGATGTAACTGATGTTGCTTCTCGTCCTGTTGGACAGTCTCGTCCGCAACTAGGTGGTCCTACTACCGCGCCCGCGCCTGTTACACCTTCTGTAACACCTGCACCTCCTGCGCCATCTGCACCAATACCATCTGCTCCTGCTGGTGGCGCTCCTGCTCCTGTTAACGTAGCGCCCGCACCTGTAGCACCTGTAGCACCTCCTGCTCCTGTTGATCCAATAATGCAAGCCAAGTTAGATGCTATTGCTGACAAACAACGTAGAGAAAACGAAGCACATACTGCTCAACAACGAAGATTAGATGAAATACATCAAACTAAGTTGGCTAATGAGGCTAAACGTGCTGAACTTGGTTTACAAAAAAATCAGGGTAAAACTGCTTCAACTACTTCTGTTGACGCACAAGCCACACAATTACTTGTAAAGTCTGAAGAGAACAAATTATCTAAAGCTGTGGCAAGCGCTTCTGCGCCTAAGCCTGTTACAAGTGCTGTGCCACCTCCTGTTGCAACAGTTCCAACACCTACTTCTCCAATAACAGCCGCTACACCTGCAACTACACCTGCACCAACCACAACGCCAATTCAACCTAAAGCTGTTGTACCTAAAGTTCCTGAGGCAGGAGCATTGACTAAAGAAGAAGCAGGTATGAAGAAATACTTGATTAGTCAATATGGTGGTGGAACACACGGTGAACAAGCATATGAGAAGGCTATAGAGATACTTGGTAAACGCCCTGCCTATGCGCCAGGCGAAGGCGGTGGACTTTCTGTTAAAGAGAATGACGCTATAAAAGCTTGGCGTAAAGAAAACATTGAAGGTCCAAAAGTTAATTTAACTTATGACATGAAAAAAGTAATGAAGGGTGCTGGTGGTCTGGCAATCCTTGCGTCGATACCTGGCTTTGCAGAAGCGGCACAACGTAAAGACTTTGGAAAGATGACTGACATTGCTACTGATTTCTTTGTTTTGCCTTTTGCACAATCAACAGAAGCAGGAATGCCTAAAGCGCAAGAAGAAAGTTTAATTTCTCAAAGATTTAAAGAAGCCCAAAAGTTGGGTAGCCCATATCGTTCAGTTCCACCACCGAGGTAATCATGCTAGACAACGACGAAACCGTAGGGGCTATTGCAGCCAAAGTAGCGCCACCAGTAACCGTATCGCTGGCAACGGTGTATGGCTATCAGGTCAGCGATATAGTCATTTGGGCTACCTTGATATACACCTTGTTGATGATCGGTTTAAAGCTGTATCAGATATACAAAGAAGTTAAGAAGTAAGCCATTGAACCAACCCTCATCTTTGCTGGATGCAAACTTGCCTACGAAGGAATCAAGTCGGCAGTTGAAGCGTATCAAGACATCAAGAAGACTGGCGGTGAGGTTGCAGGTATCGCTGGTGAGGTTGGTGGGTTACTCTCGAAATTCTTTCACGGTCAAAGTCAGTTAGAAGAAGACTACAAGAAAAAGCAGGACGAGACCAAAGAGTTAGCCAAGCAGGGTAAGGTCAAGAATGTAACTATGCAGGCTATTGACAACGTGATGCACGTTCGTCAGATCAGGCAGTATTACAAAGACCTAGAACACATGGTTAGATATGAGTTGGGTATGCCTGACTTGTGGGTTGAGATTCAAGCAGAGCGTGACAAACTGATTGAAGAGGCCAAAGCAATAACTAAACTACAACAAGAAGCTGAAAGACAAGAACGTCTAAAGAAACAAGAAAGAGTTAGACGGATCAAACAGAAAGTACATATATACATAGCAAGTCTAATTGCAATAGTTTATGTGTACATTTCTATGTGGTTGTTAACTTTGTTGGTTGAATATGACAGGGAATGGCGATGGGGATATTGATATGGGAAATTGCTGTGATGGTGGTTGTGACCATACTTATCGTTGTGGTGGTAGGGTGTGCCACTTGGTTTGTGCGTGAGCATGACAAGCGGGCTAACTACTATAAAAAGCAAGCAGAAATATGTTGGAGAGATAAATGAATGACTTACTTGGGTTACTCAAGGGCATTGCGCCCACGTTGGCAACTGCTGTTGCTGGTCCTTTGGGTGGGATGGCGGTGTCCGCTCTGGCTACTAAATTTGGTGTTTCCGATTCTGTCGAATCCGTTGCAAAAGCGATTGCTGGTGATCCGCAGGCGGCTCAGAAGATTGCAGAAGTCGAATTAGAGTATGCAAAACTTGACGCTGCTGACCGTGATTCTGCACGTAAGAATGAAGCAGCCCTAGCGACGAGCGAGAACACCCCTCTGCTCAACAAGTCAGTAACACCTATTTTAGCTTTGGTTGTGGTGGTTGCATGGGGCTTGATTCAGTATCACTTGCTAACCCATGTCGTGCCGACTGAAATGCGTGAAATCATTATCCGTGTACTAGGTACATTGGATGGCGCATTGGTTATGGTTTTGTCGTATTACTTTGGGGCTAGTCACAAGCATTAATATGATTTACATAGCCGTATTATTTTTATGTTTAAAGGGTGAGTGTCATGTTATGTCTTCTGAAACACTTTACAAAAACGAAAAAGAATGTAAGGCTGTAATTGCACAAGAAGAAGAAAAACAAAAAGGTAGGTTTGATATTTTTGAAGCAC